TACAGTGATAGCTAAAGATGGCACAGAGATCAGCAGATCATTCCATCGTCACGTCTTAGCTTGCTCAACTAAATCAGGTGATACATGGGCAGACACTGATATCAGTGATCAGTCAACAGAAGTACAAGCAATATGTAATGCAGTTTGGACAGACGCAGTGAAGACTGCATACCAGACAGCTATGGATGCACAAGAAATATAACTAGGAGACTACAATGGCAGGTTACATAGGTTCTAAAACGTCTGTCGTTTCGTCAGGTGTTGAACGTAAGAAGACTTACTCTATTACGGGAAGCACTACAAGTTTAACTGGTTTAAACTACACTGTAGGTAAAGTACATGTGTTTCAAAACGGTGTACGCTTACTGGATGGTACAGACTATACAGCGACGAACGGAACAAGCATTACACTTACTGTAGCCGCCCAGAGTGGCGACAATGTTGTTGTAGTATCTCAGGCTTCGTTTCAGTTGTCTGAACACTATACTTCAGCAGAAGCTGATGCTGAGTTCGTAACTAAAACTGGCGATACAATGTCAGGCAACTTGTCATTCGGTGACAACGACAAAGCCATATTCGGTGCTGAACTTGAGATATATAGTGACGCAACTCATGCTCGTATTCGGGAATATGGCTCTGGTCAGCTTAAAATCCAAGGCGACAATATGCAGTTGCTTACCTCT